TCCTATCTTGTGCCCCCGATTCTTTCCCAGTTATATATAGTTCCTGCTTTTGGAGACATATCTATGGTTTATTCCTCTACCCAGGTTCCTGGGTTCCTTTCTTTTACAGGAACTCATGTTGAGTTTGCTCAACACTTCATGGCAACATGGGGTGCTGAGATCAAGGCGACCATGCCAGTGGTTGCTTCTCCTGAAATCCTTGCCCTGAGGGCTAAGGTCGCAAGTGTTGCCAGCACTTGTGATATTTCTGCAGATGCACACAAGTGTGCAAATGCTGCTGCTGAGAGCCATCGCCTTAGGGTGTTGGCCGGCATTACTGAGCGAGCTATTAAGTTGGCCTCAGAGAAGGTGTACACTGGAACTTTGTTCCAATGGAGAGTTGGGAGGGCTATTTACGCCCTTGGAGACAAAGTTCTCCAATATGCCCGCAGGTGGGGCATAACCTTCGCCACACGAGTGGTGAAGGATGTTGAATGGGTTCCAATTTGTGGTTCCCAAAAGGTTTCAGGTCCCTTAGACCGGATTTCCACTATTGTGGGAAAGGTGTTGACTCCCTTAGAGTCTTTGAGTGCAACCTCACAAAAAGTTGACAGTGTTGGGCTGGTCTCTCAACAAGTGGATGTTCTTTCCAACATCCATTCAGCAGTGAATTCAAATACTGCAGTCGAACATACTGTAAATGTTCAAGTGTCTATCCTTTCTGATGGATATTCTGAAGAGAATTCAAATACTAGTGTGGTAGAAATACCACCACCTCACAGCTACATTTTGCAATATAGTTGTGATGACGGGATTGGAGATATCCCGATCAGTGGATGGGCATGTGTTAATGCTATCCCTGCTTCCTCTCTTTGCAATACGCAAAGAGGGAATGAAAATTATTCTTCCCTGTTGGGTTTTGAGCCCTGTGCCCCTTGGTTTGTTACAACTGAGGAGCATACTGCTCTAGAACAAGCCATTATTGCGCTTGTCCAGAGTGAACAGGATTCACTTGCTTCGGAAATTGAAGCTTGTGGTTGGGATGCTGCTCCCAAGTCTAAAAGCAGAACTTCTGAGAAGAAGGATAAATATATCAGACCAGTGATGGCTTTAAATATCTTTCAATCTCTTCCTAAAGAAGAGATTCCTGTTGTTAAACAGGAAGTGTGCATTCTTGCTAATGTACAACCTGAGAGGGTTTCAAATATCTCCATTGCACATAGTGCTCTGGAAGTACCCACTACTTTATCAGTGGACAGTTCTGAGCTGGTCTCTCAGATTTGTGATGATCAAATTCTTCATCAGGCTCCTCTATGCCTTAAATTCGAGAAAGTTATCACTACTTTAACAGTGGACAGTTCTGAGCTGGTCTCTCAGATTTGTGATGATCAAATTCTTCATCAGGCTCCTCCATGCCTTAAATTTGAGGGAGTAACCACTACTTTAACAGTGGACAGTTCTGAGCTGGTCTCTCAGATTTGTGATGACCAAATTCTTCATCAAGTTGTTCCTACTTTGAAGGAAACAGTATCCACTACTGTAATTGTGGACGGTATTGCCCCGGTTTGGCAAAATTTGAAACCATTTGTTTCTAATTCAGATTTGTATCTGAAGCGGACAAATGGATCTCTTCCTACTATGCCTCGTGTTTTAATGAGTGCTAAGGAGATGAGAGATGGTGAAACCTGTAAGTCTGCACTTCATGAATGTTTAGCACATCGTGATATATGGACTGAGAGGTTTTATCTTTCACAGTGTCTTTATTGTGCCTTTGATGCACTCCAGCAATGGGGAATTGAGGAGGCCCAATTAAAAGCATGGAGAGTGGCTGACTTTAATAGCCAATTTGAAAAGTTACCAGCTGCTGAAATTGAAAAAGCTGGCGTATCAAAGAGTTCCCTATTTGGGGGTCTTTTTGATGCGAGTACACGCCACAATGTGTGGTGTGAATATGTTCATGCTGTTGATTATGTTCAATGGCGTGCCTCCCAAGCTAAGAAGTTATTGATGGATAGAAATCCAAATGATATAACTTACTGTCACTCTGAGAGGGAGGATGGAGAAACTTCTGCCAAGTTGCAAGATAAAGCAGAAGAAGACCACGACAAGTATTGGTCATCAGTTGAGTCTGTTAAGGATAAACTCAAAAGGAAGAAAGGGAAGAAAGTTCCCAATTCTGGAGAGGGTATGCTTGGCGACAAGAAAACAAAACTTGTCGAAAAAGATGTGTTTACCAAGGTGGTGCATGGTGGACATTTTGACAAATTGCGCCATAAATTTACAAGTGATGGGTCAATGATCTTAACGGAACAAACCTTTCCTCTCAGAGATGAGGAGATAAGGATTGGTACAACGAAAGATTGTCCCATCTATACGCGACTCCCCACCTTTACAGAGGCAGAGCTTCGACGTCTTTTAGACAAGAATGCAATGTCCAATACTGGAGTTGTGGCACTGGACATGGCGATACAGTCACATGTACCAGAGGGTACGCCGATGGTTGCTTTCAGCACCATTATGGATGGGCGTACGGATGATCCCCATGTTGCTGCACAATGTGGGGCATACTGCGACTTAGGTCGTGGTAGGTGTCAAATCCTTTCCCTGCCTCTTGTTAACTTTAATTTGAATGAGTTATCAAAGAGGTTGGGCAATGATGATCCTGAGCTATATCTCGCTACGTATTTTAACGATACGTTGGGATATCGTCCAGGTGAATTGGTCTGCACATATGGCTCTAGTGAGCTTTTGGAACATAAACCAGATGCTTATACAAACAAGAGCCTGTGTAAGGACACATGGGATGACATTCTTAAGAGGAATGTGCAGAAAGGGAACCGGATCGTAAAGGGCTTTAACGTTATAGATTCAATCTCTCAAGATTACGATCAAGAGGTTCCAGATTTTGGTGAGGTGTCTTTTAAAACCAAACCTAGATCTGGTGTAGCACCTACTAAAGCCTTCACGGCTAAAGGTGTGGTTGAGGTTCCTAACGAGCGTAAGCTTACTAGGACGTTTTCTTTGGCGCGTACCCAATTTGGTAGAGCGCCAACCAGAAATCCTTCCCAATTTGGAGGGTTGGCTAATGTTAGTACTAGCCATGTAGATTATACAGGTTCCAATAGGGAACACAATTCTTTTATTGCTCCACGGCATTCTACTGCACAGAGCGAACTTGAAAATCCATTTGTGGTAGCTACCACCTCTGTATTTAAAGTTGCTAAGGATGCTAAGGAGGGTACCTTTATAGGTACCATTGATTTTTATGACTTGGTTGCGAAGCAACACAAGTCCCCATACCAACAATGGTTGGGCTCCGGGTTAGTTGATCCGGAGATACAAATAAAAATTTTTTCCGGTGCCAATGCCTTCATGGGCACCACTGTAGCTATTGTACATGATTTTTATAATAGGTTAGATATAGCTACAAAATTAGGGGGTCGTTTACCAAGGTTGGTTGGCAATTGTATGCCACAGACCCTGCACCCCCTGAGTGAGGGAGGAGTGACCATAGACACTGTAAATATTTCTAGGTATCTTGGCCATTCCTTGTATATATCAGCTAAGGGATTTGCTGATCCGCGTTTTCATGTGTATATATATGATGATAATGCGGTAGAAGCAGCAGAGGGTTGGCGTTTAACTGTGGAAATTTTAGTCCGCAAAGCGACCAACACCACTGAGGAGGTTGTTGATAATGCATTGTTAACAGTGCCAATGGCCCCCAGTTCCTTTATAGAATTAGATATTTATAAAGGTTTTGGCTCTATCGCACTTGCGGATGAGCCTTTGTTTGTTCCTATAGGGATGAATTTTGCCAGTGAAGTTACTTACGCAACTGGCAAAACTTGTTTGGGTTTCACTCAAGCAAAATACCGCGTGTATCAAGGTGCAGGCGGTAGATTGCAGGGTAGACTCAGAAGAGTTGGCACAACACTGACTAGTTGTATTTTGCGACTGGTGATGTGGTGGGGATCAACTTATCCCACACTTGAGGAAACTTCTGCCATTCCTCATGTTGACATGGATTTGGCAAAAGTGGATGGATCTTTTGATCTTGAGATCCGTTCCCCATATGGCCGTGTACCCAATCGGGAAATGCAAGGCTATTTGGTTATATATCCCATCGGAGGCCCAATTTCGCCTTCTGGGAGTACTGCCCCCTTTAACTTTTCTGTTTATATAGGGGGTATACAGGCTACACAACAGATTCCCACCCTGTTGTTACCCGATAAAGAATACGTCTGGTGTCAACTAGATGCGTTCAATCCTGGCGTTGTAACCTTTGATCTGCCCAACCACATTTGTGATTTTACAGTTGTGGGTGCTGCAGTGCACCTAAGAAGTAATCCACTATCTGCTATTTTTGGCAGTTGTGGGTTCTTCAAGGGATCATTGAGTATAACCTTGGAATGGACCCAGGAAGGGAAACTTCCAGACAAGGGATCTGTTGTGTGGATTGCACACAAATATGGAACTCCCGCAGATAGTGAGATTTTGGATTCTTGCACATCCAATTCTTATTTGCCGGGTAAATGTACTTTTCTCCTTCATACTGGAGATTATACAAATGCCAACAAGCCGGGGGGATCAGGCAACAAGCTGCAATTCATTACTGTGTGGCTTGGTGAAGCTTCTGCAGTTGATAACATTCGTGTATCAGTGCGGCTTATGCCTGGTTTCTCTTTCTATGGGAGATCTATATCCTTCCCAACTTAGGGGAAGCGCTATAGTTACCTAGACGCTAAAGTTCTAGGGGTTTGGTGGTCCTAAACCACTTCTAAGAGGTTGTGTCTTAATTAGCTTTTAAATAGGCTGAA